TCCAGCTTGATCGCGCCTTTCGCGGCCGCGAGCTGAAAGTACCTGATCTGATTCTTACCAGTAAGCATCATTATTTAGTTTCCTTTGGCATTGCCACACCTAACGCGAGTAGTATACCATACACTACCCAAGAAAGCAAGATCCACTTAATTATTGTTAGAGCTATCATTGAGACTCCATGCTGCGTAAGCAAAGCACAGCGCGGCAACGAACAAGCCGAGCTGAACGTATAAGGGTGTGCCGTCGGCGGCTGTCACGAAAAGAATACCTGTGCCGATTGCGGCGATGTTTGCTAAGGATTTCATTTCAGTTTCCTAGTGTCCGGCCTGGACGATTTAATTGCTTGAGAATTTCGCGGTCAGTGACTACGATAAGATTTGACTTGTGCATTGCCACGACGCAATGCTTTACTTCGCGAGCGGCTGCCTCCCGTTTGGACATGGTGTCCTTGTAGAAGAGGCAGTCGTCGCAGTCACCGCAGCGGCATAAACGACCCGCTTCGAACGATGGCATCAGATGTTCACCACACCATATACAGGAATCATCCACTCGTTACGCTTGTCGCGGAACGCCTTGTGCATATAAGCGTGGTAGTATGTGTTGCCGCAGCAGTCATATGTGTGATGGCAGCGAGTATCGAACTTTTTGTAAGCCCACTCTGCCATGAGATCGCGGCTGTAACCGCGCGGAAACTTGACACGAACAAGAAAGCTGACATCACCGACGCGCGGCTTGCCGATGCGGATAATCTTAGGATATTGCATGATTGTCTCCATGATGCGACCTTGCATCCCACAGGGGGCTGGTTGCCCAACCCCCTCGAGGATACACTACTTGCATCCCTTCAGCATTTGCTTCAACTCAGTCTTGATTGCACGCGCCGTCGCACCCTTCCAACCGGCGGCATTGGCAAGAAAATACGCAACAACTGACTCGCCGCTATCTGCGTAGTAGTTGTCAGCAATATCGTCCAGCGTGCTCATCGCATCGAGGTAAGGCTTCGCGTGTGGGCTGAGATTGAACCAGTCACAACGAATCTCGTAAGCAATCTTATACAAAGGTCTATTCATTGCCGTGCTCCTTTTGCAAACCGAACAAAGTCTTGAGGATGTTGAACAGGTTCTCTTTGTCGTCGACTTCGTTGTAGTCGACCGCGCCCCAGTTGTTGTCAATCGAGCCGTCTGCCATGACCGGGGCTTCGACGAGTGCCATCTGCTTCACGCCACCGGGCAGCGTGTACGGCTCCAGGCGATAGGCGTTGCCGCCTTGAATCAAAATGAACTTAAACATTCGAGTCTCCTTGAACGTGTGCGCGGTATTGCGTCCACTTCATGACGGAGTATACCCGAGTCGGCGGCATTTGTCAACCAAGTAATAACACCACAACAACAATCACTACCACCACTACCACCTTATCCCCCCATACCCTTTTGCCCCGTCAGGCTCTTGTGTTTGTATGTCTTATAAGAAAAAAAAAAAAAAAAATAAAACACTTAGACAATTAAAACTGAGAACCAAAAGGTATGCCCCCCGACATGGTGGTTGTGGTGGTTGTGGTAGTGTGGCTGCGTACAATGCTATCTTCTCGTTGCGTAGCCTGCGTACCATGCACACTTCCCAGGGTTTCAAGGTAAAAAAAAGGGGAGGCTTTCGCCCCCCCTCAGGATCACAGGTCGCTCAGCATATCGTCAACGTCAATGCTCGAAGTCTTCGCACTCTGCAGCCGCTGGATAATCGCGGCAACTTCGGGCTTCAACGACACGGCAAGCTTCTGGGCTTTGTCCCATCCCTTCACTGCCGCACGAATAGCCTGGGCTTTGTCTTCACCTTTCAATTCGATCAGAGCCTTCACCAAGTCCGAGTCAAGGTTAGATGCGCCACGGGGCTTCGTCCAGTTGCCAGAAAGCAACATATCGGCGACTTCGCGAATCGCGAGAAGCTTCTCGCCCTCACTCGCTGATTTACCAGTTACTGGGTCACGCGACATGGCAGCCGCATCACCAAGCTTCTGCTTCAACCCATGCAACATGAGCTGCTTTTTGATGTCGTCTGACAATGTGCCGAGTGTTAACCCAACAATGTCACCTTCTTCCGACACAAACCGCACTTCTTCAATCGAAAAGTTCACTTCGCACTTCATTTCACTTCTCCATGTAAAAGCCGCCCGTCCAACCCCCGAAATGGAAGTCAGAAAAATAGCGAGCGGCTGATTGTTAAAAAACGCGGAGCACCGCTGGGGCGTCCGTAGGTGGTTGTCAATCACCATGTAAGTAGATTAATCGAACTCCGCAACGGATGCAACTATTTTTTAAAAAAACTTTGATATTTGTTTTTACCAGTCCGGTTAGTTTTATTGTGTTGCGTGCGCGCCACTTGCCGCCGACTTCTATGTTGCACTGCAACAATCCAGCCGGGTTTTGTTGCACTGCACCATGCCACCATCCTTTGTTGCACCGCAGCATAACCGCACGCGCGTGCTGAAATGTTGCACCGCACAACTCAGTTGCAAATGAGAATCAGTCGCATTTGCCCGGCAACTTGATACATACTCAGCCGGGGAGGGGGAAAATCGCTGAGCGCGTGGGGGGCGCTAAACCCATTCTCCTGCGCGCAAAGTTCCCACATTGTATGGACATATACCCGTCGAGATATATGGACACACCTGGCGCACCAGCTCTGATATGGAACGCCCCGAGATCGAACACCGTATAACCGCATTAGACGCCCATGGTGACGCGATCGACGGCCACCCGCACCCATGATATACCCCCCTTTTTTGGCCGCGCAAATCGCCTCTCATTGTATGTCCATATACCCCTTCGAGTATACGTCCATAAAAACTTTTACCAGTTGCACAAAAAAATTTTCAAAGATGTTTAAAATATATCTTGACTACTTGAAAAAACAGGCTTAGAATCGGCCCCAAGTTGGGACGTTCAGGAGTCATACTGTGAGCACAGAGGGGCAAGCAATTGCCAAGGTTCATTATACCCATGACGCTATGATTGATCAGATCATTGCGTTCCCTGGCATTTCCCAAAACGAACTGGCAACGAAGTTCGGCTACACCCCTTCCTGGATCTCCCAGATCATTTCTTCCGATGCTTTCCAGTCGAGGCTGGCGGAACGTACAAAAGAACTTATTGATCCTACAGTGCGTGCCACCGTAGAGGAACAGTTCAAGGGTATCGTTGCCCGCTCCCTTGACATCATCCGCGAAAAGCTTAACAAGCCTTCCCACCAGATTCCCGACAACCTGGCCCTGCGTACCCTCGAGCTTTCCTCCCGTGCCCTAGGTTACGGTGCTCGAGACAACACCCCTCAAATTGCCACTGGCGATATGCACGTTCACCTTAACGTACTGGGCGAGCGGCTTGTCGGCCTCCTCAACCAGAAAAAAGCTCAAGCTATTGAAGGAGAATTTACAAATGTCGAATCGCATTAAGTTGCCGTCAAGCGGCAAGCCGATGAAGCACTACACGCTTCCCAACATGACCGGCAAGCAACATATGCCGTACTGCATGAAGGAAGCTAACGTACCGGATTCTGAACAGAAGCCGCCAACGGAAAAACAACCTACCCGCCAATCGTACAACCACAAGTCTAGTGTCACGAACATCTCGGTGCCGAAATGAGACCGACTAGTGTAACCCTCACAGCGGCTGGTATCTCTAAGTGGATTCCAGTAAACGAAATCCAAATTGCGTTCGGTATTGGACTGGGTGTTACGATAAGCAACGGCGCTAACCTCACCTATTCTGTTCAGCACACTTTTGATGATCCCAATGCAGACTTTCGTCAAGTCGTGTTGTCGCGCACGACGACTACCGCAACAATTACTGACAACGGCCACAACCTTGTTTCAGGTGATTGCGTTATTGTTTCAGGGTCTGGTGATGCTAACCTTGACGGCACATACACCATCACTGTTGTAGACGCCAACAGCTACACCTACACCGTGGCAAACACCGGTGCTGCCAGCGGCAGTATGTACACCAACGTCCGCACGTTCAGGGTGTTTACGCACGCCACGCTTGTCGGCCTGTCGGCTCGCACGGATGGTAACTACGCCTTCCCAATCCAGGCCGTTCGGTTGAATATTACCTCGTACACCAGCGGTAACGCCACCCTTACCGTCCTTCAAGGTATGGGTAGATGAGCGGTCAAAGCGCAGTATCCAATTACAAGAAGACCACCACGACGACGGTCTCTGGGGTTACTGCGCTTGGGAACGAGGGTGGGTCTGGTGTTACAGCCGGGGTCGGCGGCGGCCTAGCCCCCATTGTTTCTTTCAACTTCCTATCTGGAACGCTCAACCCAAGCATAACCCTTACCCGCGCCTCGATCGGGACTTACTACAACAGTTCGGGTTTGCTTTCAACGGCTGCAAGCGGCGCACCTCGGTTTGACTATAACCCGGTTACTAAGGCCGCAAGTGGGTTGTTGATCGAAGAAGGTCGGACAAACAATCTCATATACAGCAACGATGTCACACAATCGCCTTGGTCAGGTGCTGGGCTTAATAATACTCCTCCTAGTAATACTACTAGTCCTGACGGCACTGTAAACGGCATTAAGCTAACAGCCCTTGCCGGTAACACACAACATAACGAACAGCAGCAAATAACTGCGGCTATTGGTACTTACACAGCGTCGACATATCTCAAATACAGCAACAACCAGTGGGCGGCTGTAGCTGTTTACGATCCCGGCGCCTCTGCATGGAAAGTTGGTTTGTTTGATCTGTTGAACGGTGTGACAGGGACATCTCACTCCGGTACAACTATATCCATGATCTCTGTGGGAAATGGTTGGTATCGTTGTGCAGTAACGTACACCATTACGGGTGCCAATCCTTACATAGGCATCTTCATTCAAAACACGAACAGCGTCACGCTTACTTGGACTGCTGTTGGTACTGAAGCAATCTTTATGTACGGCGCCCAGTTAGAGTTAGGGGCATTTGCGACTTCGTACATCCCTACGACGACGGCGGCTGTAGTACGTTCCCCAGATCTTTATTCTTTCTCTACTGTTCCGGCCTGGTACAACACTCCAACAGGTACTTGGGTTGTCCAGTTTGATGTTGAAAATGTTCCTACTGGTGTAGTTGCTAACGCTATTGTGGCTGGAACGACAGGTTCGCCCAACTTGTTTGGCTATACATCAGGTGTATTTGGCGGCATTAACGGAACCTTCTCGACAGGCACCGGGGTAATCCTGTCGACATCTGTTACAGCCAAGGGCGGCATCTCCTACGCCGCGGGTAACTATCTTATCGGAGGTAACGGTGGCACGGCAAGCAGCACTAATGCGGCAGTACCGGCGGCGCCGACATCTATCGGAATTGGTAACGCTAGCGGCACAGCCTTGAACGGGCATATGCAAGTACTTCAGTACTACAACACAGCGTTAACCGCGTCACAACTTCAGTCAGTCACAACGCTAGCCAGCGCGCTTCTTATGGAAGCCGGCACATACATCCTCGCCGAAGACGGCGCAACACATTTACTATTAGGTTAATCTAATGGCTGACACTAAAATTTCGGCTCTGCCTTCTGGTTCACCTGCACTAACTACTGACCTTCTTCCTATTGCAAGGAGCGGATCTAACTATACGCTTACCGCGGCACAGCTCCTCGCCCAGACCGGATCACCTCTCCAGGTTGGTTCGTCGTTTGTTGGTATTAATAACTCCTCACCAGCAACAATGCTTGATGTAACTCTTGCTGGTGGTATGGCTAGGTTCGGAAATACCTCTACCGGTGGCAATAACCTTTTGCAGATCAACAGCTTTTCGGGCGGCGTAGCCACCGGAATTGGTATGTGGGCGGGTGGCAGTGGTCAGATTTACAGCTCTAACACACTTAACTTTCTTGTCAACGGCACGTTAGGCACAAGCTTTCCCACCGGCTACACTACGGCAATGACGATTGCCACGAGTGGTGCAGTGACTATTAATGCCCCTACAACGGGTGTAGCTGCGCTTAGTGTTACCGGAACCGGATCACAGCAAACTATTGTTACCACCGGATCTGGCTTTGGTGCAGGTCTTGCGGCATACGGAGCTACCGGTTATCCATCTCGCATAGATATGGTTGATGGTGCCACTGGTAATAAAGTTTGGATTATTACTAATGGGTTTGCTGGTACTGGTATCTTCTCTATTTATGATAACTCAGTACATCGCTTTACCCTTAATCCTGCTGGCAATTTTACTATTGCTGCGCCAACAAGCGGTACGGCTTTTGCTATTAGCGGCGCTAATACTACAACCGGTATTGGCCTGTCTGTTACGGGCAGTTATACGGGCGCAGGTAACACCAGCCTTGTGACGCTTACTGATACTAATAACACCAACGGCGCTAACTTAAAATTTAGTGGTAACGGTTCTAATCCGACCAAGACGCTTCGTGCGCGTGCCGGTAATTTGGAATTGATGAACGATGCGTATAGCGCAACGCTGTTTAGTGTCGCTGACTCAGGTACCGTTACGGTAAATTCTGGCGCTGCTACCAACGTTGCTTTGTCGCTTACTGGCAGTATTACTTCAAACAATTGGCAGTTTAACAACGAAGCGTCTGGCTCGTTGATTTACGCAAACACTGGATACCTTCGGTTTGCCAACTCAATCGGAGAGTCTATCCGAATAAACGCAAACAATAACGTAACTATTTCGTCGCCTTTAAGCGGATACGCACTACAAGTAAACGGGCTGACCGGTACTTTTGCAGCGGTTCTTACCGCTTCTGACAACGGTCTTTTGTTGGCTAATGCTGCTGCTACCTCGTATGGTGAGTTGTACTACAACAGCGGCTCGTTTAAAGTAGAAGCAATTGGCTCATCTATTCCTTTGGCGTTTGCTACAAACGGCGCAGTAAGGCTGACTGTTGCTACAACCGGCGCAGTGTCTATTGCGGCTGTATCTAGCGGAACTGCTCTTACAGTAAACTCAGCAAGTGCGTCTACCGGCTTGTCCGTTGTCGGTGGGGCTAATTCTTATGCACAGTTAGTAACCGCACCAAATACCTCTGGTCAGTCGTTTGGTGTAAAGATCAGTGCAGGTACAACAGGCTCGGATTACGGTTTCGTAGTTCAAAATGCCGCTGTAACTACTAACTATCTTATTGTTAATGGTTTAGGTAGCACTCTTCTAACTTCAGTTGGCGCCGCTACTACTCTTAGCATTACAAACGCAATTACTAGCAACGGTTCTGCTGTAATTATTAATACCGCCGGTGCCGGTAATACCGGCGTTGTTGGTCTACAAATTAGTGACGGTGTTACTGCAAGTGTATACGGCTATACGGTAGGTACTACGCATTTTATTGGTACTACCACCAGTCATAGCTTTGCTATTATGACCAACAATAGCAACCGTTTTTCAATAAACAACTCAGGTAGTATTACGCACGCAGGTTCTTCGTTTGCCGCGACATCTGGAAGCGGTAACTACACAATGAACCTGGCTGCACCAAGCGGTGGTGGTGCGTACCTTACTTTACAGGGTAATGGTAATGCCGGTGCCGCTGGATTCCAGTTGGTACAGGACGCATCAGGCAACTCATACATTCAAACTCAAAATGCAACTGCACTCACATTTGTAACAAACTCAGTTGGACGGTTCCAACTTCCTGCTACCGGTGGCTACAAGCCGACAGCATTGACTGTTGCTACACTCCCTACCGCAACGGGTAACGCAGGTTTGATGGCAGTTGTTAGTGATGCTACTGTGGCGTACCTTCCGGCTAACGTAGCTACAGTTGTTGTGGGTAGTGGTAGCAATACCGTCCCTGTGTTTTGTGATGGCACTAACTGGCGAATTGGATAAAGGAAAGACAATGACTCTAGAACTTACGAACGAAGAAGCAAACGCACTCCTCAACTTCATCGACCTGGGTGTTAAAGCCACTGGTTTGGGTTCGGCGGAAGCGGCTGTTGTACTTGCTAAAAAGATTCAAGACGCGGCGAAGGCTGCCGTTAAGGTGGCAGAATGAGCAACACTTACAAAACAAACATCACCTCATTAACTGTTGTACCTTCTCAGGACAACTTGACTAACGTCGTTGTAACGGTTAACTGGTGCGTGCAAGCCACAAATGGAACGTACTACGCTCAAATATCTGGTAGCAACGAAGTTGGCCCTCCAAATCCTACGGACTTTACCGACTTTTCTAAGTTGACTGAAGAGCAGGTTCTTGGTTGGATTCCAGATCCAAAAACCGAAACCGTTGTTAATCAGCTTGATGCTGGTATCGCGGCACAGGTTAACCCGCCCATTGTTAACATGATTCCGCCCTGGGTTGACGCTTGAACAGCCAGTTCTTCACCGGCCGGAATTCTCTTCTAGCAAGGCTAACGTCTCAAGTTGGGTCGGAAGAACTTGCCAAGAGTATTCTTATCAAACGGGGGCATATGTATCCTGACGGTACACTTACCCCCGAAGGCCAGGTAAGGAACACAATGACAGCTGAAGAACGAGCAAAGGATAGAGCTGCAAGAGAAACCGGATTGCCTACCAGAGCTTTCCGCTACGACTACCGGACAAACAAGGCAGTCCGTAAATGATTTTTCTTTTCTTCTTCTTTTCTTCTTCAAGGCTTTGTTCTGGCTCTGAGGGTCGGCGGCATCTCTTTCTCGCTAAACTTCTTAAGGATTGATTATGTCGAGAGTTGTATTTAGTCCAAAAAGGGTTGGCGATACTGTTCTTGTTACTATCGACTTCACCTATGCCACCACTACTGGTGACACAGTTCTTTCAGCTGTCTGCTCTATGAGTGTATACTCTGGTGTCGATTCAAACCCTTCTCTTTTGTTTAATGGAACTGCTAGTGTTATTAACAATCATACCGCTGTTTCTCAGTCTATTACTGGAGGAATAGCCGGTGTGGTTTACGAGTTAAAATGCACAGCAACTACTACGTCAGGACAAACACCAGTGCAAGCTGGTTACCTTGTAGTGGAACCTGATCTGCCGTGAACCTTACAGCCGACATGATCGAGGCTTTTTCGGGTATCTACCTGTCCCCAAGGTACGACTCTCCGCAGCCTACGCCCCCATTTCACAGGGAATGTTGGGAAATGTACTGCGGAGATACCCCGTCTGCGGCAATTGCAGCGCCTCGAAATCACGCGAAATCTACGTCTCTTACCCACGACTATGGCCTCGCAATGGCTCTTTTTCGGTCTGAATCCTACATTATTCTTGTAGGTGCGTCCGAAGAAATGGCTATCGAGCACCTTGGTGATATAGCAAACGAGCTAAGAGAAAATGAAGATATTATCCGTGACTTCAAAATTGAAGAGTTTATTGTTGACCAAAAAACCGATATTATTGTACGCTGCGCTGATGGGTATGAATTTCGCTTTATTGCCCGCGGAGCGGAGCAAAAGATTCGTGGTCGTAAGTGGCATGGCCGTCGCCCTGGCCTTGTTATTTGCGATGACCTTGAAGATGACGAGCAGGTTGAAAACCGGGATCGACGCAGGAAATTCCGTCGCTGGTTCTTCCGTGCGTGTAAGCAAGCCTTGCGCGACGGAGGTAAAATCAGAGTCCACGGAACTATCCTCCACGAAGACTCCCTCCTCTCTCACTTAGTCCACAACAAAGAGTGGACTTCAAAAATCTTCAAAGCACACAGAGCGTTTGACGACTTCTCTGACATCCTATGGCCGGAGAAGTTTTCAGAGAAACGCTTACGCAGCATCCGGCAAGAGTTTATTAACGAAGGTGACTCGGCTGGATACTCACAAGAGTACCTTAACGATCCATTCGACTACGATGACTCGTACCTCAAGAAAGATGACTTCATAGAAATGAAGGAAGATGACTACGAATCTTTCAAGCGGTATGGTGTTGGTGTAGACTTTGCCATATCCAAAGCAGACTCCGCTAACCGTACGTCATTCAGCATTGCAGGTAAAGATGTCAACAACACTCTTCACTTCGTGGATCAGCGCGTTGGGCGCATGGACACTACGGAAATCATTGAAGAATTCTTTAGCATCCAAAGCTCCTGGAACCCAGATGTGTTCTGGGTCGAAGACGGAGTAATCTGGAAGGCTATCTACCCTGTGCTTAGAGCAGAGATGCGGCGCAGGGATGTTTACCTAAACCTAATAGCATTGCTTCCTGTTAAGGATAAAAAGGTTCGCGGACGATCGCTACAAAAGCGTATGCGCGCGCACGGCTGCAAGTTTAACAAAAAGTCGCAGTGGTACGAAGGTTTTGAAGCCGAGCTACTCCGTTTTACCGGCAACTCTGAAGCTATGCTCGACGATCAATTTGACTCGGCGGCGTGGGTGTGCCGCGGCTTCGAAGACCTAGTTGTCGAAGAAGACGATATGCTTACGCCTGAAGAAGAAGAATTTAATGCTATGTCTGCACAAACGCGGGGCGACTCAGGTCGTTCTGCTGTAACAGGATACTAAATGAAACTAGTCAAAAACATCAAGATTACAAAAGATGTAATCAATTCACCTAACTTGATGGACAGGTTAGATCGGGCTGACATCGACGCAATCGGCTTGTTGTGCTACGAAGGGTACAAGCGTGATAAAATGTCCCGCCTTGTGTGGGAGCGTCGCATGGAAGCTGGCATGGATCTTGCCATGCAAGTCTCCCGAGACAAGAACTTTCCTTGGACTGGTTGCTCAAACGTAATCTTCCCACTCATCACTATTGCTGCGCTGCAGTTTAGTGCTCGCGCATACAGCAACATTATATCTGGTACTGACGTAGTTAAGTATCGAGTTGTTGGTGATGATCCTACTGGCGAAGTACGAAACAGAGCTGATCGTATTTCGAAGCATATGTCTTGGCAGATTCTCGAGGAGGATACTTCTTGGGAAGAGCAACACGACAGACTTTTAATTAACCTTGGCATTGTAGGCACAAACTTTATTAAGACCTACTTCTCTCCAAGGCTTAACCACAACGTAAGCGAGCTTGTTCTTGCGCGTGACTTTGTTTTAGATTACTACGCTAAGTCCGTAGAGTCTTGTGCACGTAAGACACAAATCGTACCCCTTTACCGAAACGAAATCTACGAGCGTTGCCAAAGTGAGATCTTTGACCCTGCGATTCTGGATGCTGAATGGTACCACGGGGTTCCGACGAAGCCGACAAGCAACCCTAAAGTCGATAATCGTCACGGACAGCAACCTCCGCAGCCGGATGAAGACACACCATTTATCACACTCGAACAGCATCGTTTGCTGGATCTTGATGGTGACGGATATGCAGAACCTTACATTGTAACTATCGAGGAGAGCTCTAAAGCCGTTCTTCGTATTGTAGCTCGGTATGATTCGGAAGATGCCATCGAACGAACTTCATCGGGCAGAATACTCCGCATACACCCTACTGAATACTATACAAAGTACTCATTTATTCCGGCCCCCGACGGAAGTGTCTATGACGTAGGCTTTGGGGTTCTCCTCGGCCCTCTTAACGAAGCTGTTAACACCGGCATCAACCAGTTACTTGACTCTGGTACTATGCAAAACAGCATCGGCGGATTCCTTGGCCGTGGTGCTAAGATCCGTGGTGGTGTCTATACAATGGCTCCATGGGAGTGGAAGCGTGTAGACTCCACCGGTGACGACCTGCGAAAGAACATGGTGCCTTTCCCAGAGCGGCAGCCTTCTACTGTTATGTTCCAGCTTTTGAATCTTCTCATTAACTACACCGATCGAGTGGCCGGCACTGTTGATCAGATGGTTGGCGAGAACCCAGGCCAGAACACTCCAGCTGAGACTTCGCGCAATATGACTGAGCAGGGTATGCAAGTCTACAGCGTGATCTTTAAGCGAGTGTGGCGGTCGATGAAGGAAGAGTTTAAGAAGCTGCATTATCTCAACTCGTTGTTCCTCCCGAGCCGCCAGCGATATGGGACTATGGGAGAAGAAATTCGACAAGAGGACTACAAGAGTTCGTCTGAGTATGTTGTGCCGGTTGCTGATCCGCACATCGTATCGCAGTCGCAGCGTGTCGCTCAGGCGTCTGCTGTTCGTGCTGCAGCGCATCAAGTCCCTGGCTACGACATACCGCTCGTCGAAAAGAACTACCTGCGTGCGCTTAAGGTCGAAGGTATCGACGAACTTTACAAAGGCCCGAACAAGGTTCCGCCTCTGCCTAACCCGAAGATGCAGGTTGAACAAGGCAAGATTCAAATTAAGCAAATGGATATTGAGTACAAGAAGCAAGCCTTGCAAGCAAAGCTTATGGAAGATCGTCGCGTGAACACTGCGCGTATCGCACAGATGGAAGCGCAAGCAATGAAGTTGATGCACGATGCTGGAATAGATAGAGACAACACACAGTTGAAAGCTTTTGACATGGCTATCAAGGCCATGCAAGAGCACAACAATATGCTTAACGAACGTATTAAATCTTTAGGAGACAGCGATGAAGGAAAGACCCCCGACGGAGGAGGAGTTCCTGGAATGGCTCAGCCATCCGGTGACACAGGCGTTCAACAAGTACCTCCGGGAATACCGGGAGGGGATCAAGGAGCAATGGGCTAGGGGTCAGTTCGTCGAAGACACTATTGAAGCATCTGCGCTTGCCGATGCGTCAGTTCGAGGGGAGCTTGCTTCCATCGACCGTTTGCTAGTTATTGATTATGACCAGTTAATAGAAGGAATTGCTGATGATGAATAAGTCAGGTTTGAAGCCTTTGGGACGTGCGGTTCTTGTTGAGCCGTATGAACCTGAAGTAAAGAAGTCCGTTATCCATATCCCAGACACGGTAAAAGAACGGACTCAGATGGTTGAAACTCGTGCAATTGTAGTTGACATCGGCCCATCTGCGTGGTACGATGAACCAGCTCCTCGAGCTTCGGCTGGAGATAAAGTAATGGTATCCAAGTTTGCAGGCGTCATGGTCAAGGGTACTGCCGATGGCAAGATGTACCGCTTGGTTAATGACCTTGACTTGTTTTGCCGAATTGAGGTAGACAACAATGAGTGAAGATATTGAAGTCAAAGCTAAGGAAATGGGATGGTCTCCTAAAGAGGAATTCAGAGGCGATCCTGACAAATGGGTAGATGCCGAGTCTTTCGTCCGTCGTGGCGAAGAACTCATGCCGCTTTTAAAGGCAACCACTAAAAAGCAAAGCGAGAAAATCGCCGCGCTTGAAGCTCGGTTGACTCAGAGCGATAGGTTGCTGAAGGCCGCTACTGAATCTATTGAGGCTTTGAAAGAAACAACTAGCCGTGAGGCTCTTGAGAAAGTACGGACGAAGCGAGATCAACTTAAGTCTGCACTTGCCGAGGCACGCCGCGAAGGTGATGTTGATGCTGAATTAGAAATTCAGGATAAGCTTCAAGAAACAACGCAGGCGATTAAAGAGTCGGAAAAAAAGCCGGAGGCAAAAAAGCCTGACCCGGCTAACGATCCTACTCAATCTCCTGAGTGGCAGTCTTGGATTAAAGAAAATACTTGGTTTGGCCACGACAAACGAAAGACAGCACTGGCCTTGGGTATTGCCCAGGACTTGCGTGCAGAAGGTGATGCCAGCGAAGGTACCGCTTTCTACAACAAGATTACAGAAGAAGTTAACAAGATGCTTGGGGTTCGCGATGAACCCACCCGAGAGGCTGCTTCTAAAGTAGAAGGCAGCTCGCGTGGTTCTGCTGGTGCTACGAGCGGCCGATCCTATGCGGATCTCCCGTCGGAAGCAAAAGCAGCTTGTGATCGGCAGTCACAAAGGGTAGTCGGCGAAGGCCGCGCCTTCAAGACAATAGGCGACTGGCGTAAGCACTACGTCCAGAAGTACTTTGAAGAATAAGGAGTAACACATGAGTCTTCCCGCAAATCCGGCAAACAAGCCTGACACGAATACGGACGCTACTAAGCGCCGACGTATTCCGATGTCTGTGCCGCAGCGCCGGCTTGAAACCCCGGAAATCCCTGGCTATCATCTCTACTGGTTTGTAGACCGTAACGTAGAGCGTGCGCTTCAGGCCGGGTACGAAATGGTCAAGAAGCAGGAATTGTCACTTAACCAGCATGGTGTGGCAACAGACAAAAGTATCTCTGGTAGCGCCGATCTTGGTTCTAACATCAAGTTGGTAGCTGGCACGTCGGAGACTGGTGGGGCTGAGTATCTCAACCTCATGAAGATCCCGCTTGCGTGGTGGCAAGAAGACCAGAAGGTACTCGAGGAACGGAACGCGCAAGTACTGTCTGCTGTCTTTAAAGACGAGCAAGTCGGCGGTTCCCGCAGCGCGGCCGACCAAGGAACAAGCTACGTTAAAAAGGCTTTGTTCCAGCGGCCAAAAAGAGTGGCTCGATAACCTATTTTATGGAGAACCTAAATGGCTAATGCAAATAAGCCCATGGGTCTTGCTCCAGTTAAGTACCTGAGCGGTGCAAACTGGGATGGCCGTGGGAATATGTACTACATTGATAGTACGGATACCAACCAGTACAACATCGGCGATCCGGTGATGCTGAAGGCTGGTCTTGATCAGAAGTACGGTATTCAAACTGTGGCTCGTGCAACTGTAGGCTCTAACCCTATCCTGGGTGCAGTGCTTGCTATTGGCACGAACCCGCAGGGTGGTCCCTTCATTGATCCGACCAACCTCACGCTGGTTTCGGCTCCGGGTACCAAGACGAAAGGTTACTACGTTTTGGTTGCTGATGACCCGATGATTGTGTATGAAATTCAGGAAGGCGGCTCGGGTTACACCTCGTCGTCGACTGCATTGACGTATACTGCAGCTAACAAGAATGGTCAGTTCTACTACTCAACTCCGGCAACCGGCGCTGCGTTTTCGGCTGTCACTCTTGACGCTGTCACTGGTGTCGGTACTACCGCTACCCTGCAGCTCAAGATTTTGGGTGCAGTGCAGCGCAATGACAACACTCCGTTCTCGGTCTACCAGAAGTGGTTGGTTAAGATTAATAACCATCCATACGCTGGCGGCACCGGTACGGTCGGTTACTAAAGGAGAACTATTATGGCAGGCGGTGGTGTAATTTCAACCGGCAGTCATCCGAAGGCGCTATGGCCTGGGATTCATGCCTTCTGGGGACAGATCTACGCAGAGCACATGAAAGAGTACTCTGACCTTTATGAGGTCAAGAGCTCGCAAATGGCTTACGAAGAAGATGTCCAGATCACTGGCTTTGGTTTGGCTCCGGTCAAGGCTGAAGGCGCGTCGATCACTTACGATTCGGAAGTCCAGGGTCCTGTCCAGCGTTATACGCACATCGCGTATGCGCTTGGCTACATCGTGACCTACGAAGAGTTGCGCGATAACTTGTACGAGCAGGTGTCGATGCGCCGCGCTCAAGCCAATGCTTTCTCGATCACGCAAACGATTGAGAACGTCGCGGCTGCGGTGTACAACGACGCGTTCACTGGTAACGTCTTCACCTTTGGTGACGGCCTTAGCCTGTGTAACTCGGCGCACGTTAACACGACTGGCGGTACGTTCAGCAACGCGCTGACCCCGGGCGCTGATCTCTCCGAGGCTGCTCTCGAAGACATCTGCATCCAGGCGATGGGCTTGCAGACGGATCGCGGTCTGTTGATCTCGATTCTTCCGGAGTCACTGCACATTGCTCGTCAGGAATGGTTCAACGCGAACCGTATCCTTAAGAGCGTGTTGCAGAGCGGCACCGCAAATAATGACATCAACGTGCTAAAGGCCGTCAACGCCTTCCCGAAAGGCATCAAGATGAATCATTATTTCACCTCCCCGCACGCGTGGTTCGTTCGCACGAACTGCCCGAACGGTATGCAGATGTTCTGGCGCGACGAGCCGATGTTCGATCAGGACAACGAGTTCGACACGAAGAACGCAAAGGCTGCAACCTATATGCGGTTCTCGGTGGGTGCAACTGACCCGCGTGGTATTCTGGGCAGCAACGGCCCTTAATAGTGTAGTTTTGTGGGCGTATACCCAAATGAGTATACGTCCACATAACCAACTAACTTAAAAGGATATATCATGCCAAGTCCTCCTCCGATTCGAAACCCATCTGGCGCCACTACGGATCCTCCGTATGGGCCGCTAGCACAGTGCGGAATGGGCAACCCGTTCTTCTACCACCAGTTCTTTGACGACTTTGATGCCAACCTTACGACTGGTATCTGGACGCAGACAAAGACCGGTAACGGAACGTCAGCCCATAACGCAGCTGATGGTGGTACGGCGCTTTTGACGACGAACAGCTCGACGCCAGCGACGAGCGATATTGTGTCGTTGCAGTTGCCGGCTGCTAGCTTCACCTTCACCGCGGGTAAGAAGAGCTTCTTCCTCACGCGGTTGCAGTTGTCTAGCGCAACCAACGCAGCTTTTATTGCCGGTTTGATCCAGACTACTACGACGCCTTTCACGGTTACAGATGGTTTGTACTTCTACAAAGCCACTGGAGCATTGAACAACCTTCAGTTGATCAGCGTTGTTGGTAGCACGGCTACGACTCTTACTATCCCAACCTCGGCGTACACTTTAGCCAATAGCACGTACATCGACTTGGGTTGGTTTGTTGACCGTAACCAGCAAGTCTGGGCTTTCGTTGGTTCGTCCCTTGTTGGTTATGTACCGCAGTCTGGTACGGGTAGTGTTAACTCCGCCGGTGTTAGCATCCTCCCGCCGCCAGGTGCAGTCGCGACCATGGGCGTTTCAGCTACGCAGACGTTGTACCCGACCAGCACTATCTGGACGCCGACGACTGCTAACCTGAACTTGACGATTGCAATTCAGTCTGGTACTGCAGCGTCCTCGACGTTGACGACAGACTTTATCATGGCTTCCAAGGAGCGTTAATATGCACTCCGTAAAGATCTTGTCTAACGGGGCTAACAGCCTGTTGGTAAATGTAACTGGCATTATTGAAAAAGATATGCCCCTAACGGAGATCTTACGGATTGCAGAGATTAGTCATTCTCCTCGTTCACTGAAGTTTAATTCTGTTACCTTTGCGTTGCAAGAAAAACTTGGTGTTCTGCTCTATTGGAAACTTGGTGAAAAGACAGAATTGATTCTCCCTGTGGAGAGTCGTGGGAAGTTGGACTTCGAATCAGTCCACAGCCTACACTCTCCACGGGAGGGTCTCTCTGCTATAGCAATGTCTACCTTTGGTTGCAATGCTCCCAAAGCATTTACCTTCACAATGGACTTCACTAAGCAGTCATGACAACATCATCAAACTTCAATACGCCAGACCGTATTATTCGGATGGCACTAAAAGATGCTGGCCTGATACAGGACGGGGATGATCCTACATCAGAACAGTTTGCAGACGCTTTAAACCGTCTTAACGACATTATTAACTTTGAGCAGACCCAGGGACTTAAACTGTGGCTGCAGTATGATTTGGCTGTGCCGCTTGTCGCAGGCACTAACCCATACACGATTGGCCCTAGTGGTTTGGTTAACATGACCAAGCCCACGCGAGTGCTTGACAACGGATACTACTTAGATTCATACGGCAATCGTCGACCCTTGATTATGATGTCAAGGGATGAGTGGTCTCGGTTGTCCAACCCTACCGCGCAGGGCGCAACAACTTCTTACTTTGTAGATAAACAGCAAACTCAGTTGGTTGTTTATTTTTGGCTTGTACCTGATACACAAGCTGCAACAGGTGTAGCGCACTTGCTTATCCAGCAGCAAGTGTCAAATATTGTAAGCCTGACTGATGGTATGAACTTCCCCCTCGAGTGGTTTATGTGGCTGCGGTGGGCACTTGCAAGTGACCTTTCTACCGGTCAGCCCGCAATCATTATGGAGCGTTGCTCAGTGTTTGCTGAAGGCTACCGCAACGCACTCGAGAACTGGGACGTTGAAGATGCCGCGACATCGTTTGCTCCTGACCAACGTGTTGCATACCAGTCGGGTGCGTTTAGATGAGTAACCAAGCGCAGAGTACAAGCTCTCCACATCGTTTGGCTCTGGTTACAGAGTTCAACAACAGAAACTCTACGCTCACAAAAGATGCCAGGCTTGTTAATTGCTACGCAGAAAAAGATCCCCTCGACGGAGAGTACTGGGTAGAAAAACGAGTAGGACTATCCGCGGCGTCTACGTTTAGCGGAACGGGTTATGGTGTTTACAACTGGCAAGGCGTAATTTATGCTATCTTTGGTAATACGCTTTACGCAGGGTCTACTGTTGTAGGTACTGTAGACACCTCCAATGGGCCTTACAAGTTTGTCGAGATTCGAGGTAATCCTGGGTACTTAGTTCTTGGCAACGGTGTGCAGACGTACTACACTCAAGGCGGTGCGTCTCTTACAACAATGACTGGCAACACATACGTCACTGCTGGTCAGTTTGTAATTGGATCTAAGTACACTATTATTAGTACAGGCACGACAAGCTTCACCTCGATCGGCGCTGCGGCAAATACACCTGGTACTGTATTTACAGCTACTGGTATTGGATCTGGTACAGGCACAGCAGCACTTACTGCTACGTCGTTTGTAGCCAACAGCGTATACGCTATTAACACAGTTGGTACTACAGACTTCACTTTAATCGGAGCCGCATCAAATACAGTAGGTACTGTATTCACCTGCACAGGCCCAGGCACCGGTACAGGTACTGTTCAAAGTCATACGTTTCCCTCAAACCTTGTGAAAGGTTTTGCATACCTTGACGGTACGCTGTATGTAATGGATAACCAAGCCAACATATGGGGAACGCTTAGCCCGCCATACGGGAGTTTTGATAACCCTACTGTATGGGATCCTCTTAACGTAATCGTAGCTCGCGTGGAGCCAGACCGTGGCGTTGCACTCGCTAAGCAACTTGTTTACGTTATCGCTTTTAAGCAATGGACAACCGAAGTATTTTATGATGCTGGTAATGCTACCGGATCTCCGTTGTCTCCGGTTGCAGGAGCTAAGTCTGCATATGGATGTATCTCAGCTGACTCTATTCAGTCAATTGATGATATGCTCTTTTTTGTCACTTCTAATAGGACAGTTTCTCCTCAGGTTGCTGTAATGTTTGACCTGCGGGTTACTATTGTTTCTAACCCAGCGGTCGATCGTTTGCTTGACACAGCAAACTTTACTTCAATTTATTCCTGGAATTTCAAGCACGCAGGGCATAGGTTCTACGGACTGACTATTAAGAGCAGCAACTTAACGCTTGTCTACGATCTTGACCAAAAACTTTGGTATCAGTGGACTGACGTTAATGGCAACTACTGGCCTATCGTCGATCAAACCTATACAACAACCAGCGGCCAGTACCAGCATTTAATGCAGGGCGAAACGTCTGGCATACTCTACAACGCCGACGGAGACTACATATATCCGACAGACAACGGAGACGTTATACCTGTTGACATTTACACAGGCAATAACGACTTCGGTGTTGACAGAAGAAAGATGCTTACTGTCATGCGTATGCGCGGGGATGTGATTAGTGGCTGTACCGTCGGCATCAGAGTATCCGACGACGACTACCAAACGTGGTCTAACTTTAGAGAAGTTGACATGGGGAAGAGACGACCCATATTAACTAACTGCGGCACGTTTCACAGACGAGCATGGAACATACGCCACAGAAAAGCAACTGCGTTTAGAATTAAATCAGCAGAACTTCAGATGGATGTGGGTACTCTGTAATGGGTAATTTACTGCCACCACCAGATACTCGAGTCCCTATCGGAAAGGATAAGGACAAGCCAGAAACAGAAGTGCTGCTTACCCCCGTTTGGCGTAAGTGGTTTATTGACCTTGTTAACATACTTAACAAGAGCGGTGGTGTTGCTGGTGCTGTGCCGCCGACAAGAAAGATCAGTACATCAACACCTCTCGTAGGTGGGGGTGATTTGTCGGCAGATAGAACCCTGGGCATTACGACTTTTAGTTCTACATTGTCAGGGGCTGTGCCGGCATCAGGTGGCGGTACAACCGCATTTCTCCGTGCAGACGGAACTTGGAGTGTACCGGTTACTAGCGGCGCGACGGGTGCTACAGGTGCCACAGGTGCTACCGGATCAACAGGGCCTGTGGGTGCAACCGGAGCTGTCGGCGCAACTGGAGCTACAGGTTTAACTGGTGTCACAGGAGCAACTGGTTTGACAGGAGCTACCGGTGTTACCGGAGCCACAGGGACGACAGGTTCAACTGGCGCAACAGGTGTGACTGGTGCAACCGGGACGACAGGCGCAACCGGTGCCACGGGCTCAACAGGTGCAACAGGAGCAGGTGGTGCTGTAGGATCTTACGGATCGTTTTATTCTACAACAAACCAAGCTAACAGCGGGGCATCGTTTTCACAAGCAATGTACTACGACACTACGTTATATTCTAACGGAGTTTCGTATGGCGGAACAGGTTCAAACCAGATTATCTTTGCAAACGCGGGAACTTACAGGCTCTCCTTTGCTGCACAGTTTTCAAGTTCATCCGGCGCTAACAGCGTAATCCAGATCTGGTTTTCTAAGAATGGTACTAACATAGCTGGATCTCGACAAGAGATTCAAATGACAGGCGGCGCCGGCACTTTTATGACGGCTGCCTGGGATTACTTAGTAACGGTTAACGCATCAGATTATGTGCAGATTTTTTGGAACGCACCTGTCGTAGTATCACTTGTTGCACAAGCCGCTGGGAGTGTTCCTACAACTCCATTAAGTCCGTCTGTATTTGTAGCTGTGTCCCAAGTGATGTTTGCACAATCACCTAGCATTTCTTACACAACAGTTGCTTATGCCGCGACGTATACGCCTTCATACACTACGGCGACTTCGAGATACTCTATCACAGCGACGGGCAATATCAGCATCCAGACGCCAAGCGGTACGCCGACAGACGGCGACACGATTTACTTCCGCATCCTGTCAAGTGGCGGTACTTGGTCGATCTCAATGACGGGTTACACGATGCCTTCGCTAGAAACGACGTTCTCGTTCCCGTACACAATGGCGAGTGGGCTGCAATACAACTTGGTGATCCAATACAGTTCGTTGCGTAGCCAATGGCAAATTGTTCAATTCGTAGGGGGTTACTAATGTTTGTTGATGACGCGCTTCTTCCTTATCCGGCAAAGTTGATGCCGAATGTCTTTCAGCCGAATAAGCCTATGGTCTGGCCGATCATCAATGGCGCGATCTATATGTTCGCGACTGAAGGCGATCAGGTTGCTGAACACGTTCATGAACCGGGGCAAAACCATTCTATCGGCGTGCTGCACGGGGCAATCAATTACAAAGTGACCAATGCAGATGGCACTATGACTGACAACATTTATTCAGCCCCGGCTGTGCTGTTGGTTCCATCGAACGTCGATCACGCTGTGATTGCGGTTTCACCGCCTCAGGATACGTCAGGCCCTGTGATTGGTGATCTCACCACACTTGCGGCTGTAACGCTTCATTTGCGCATGAACGCAGTAGACCCCGATTCGATCAAAGGGAACCTAGCGGCTATCGCTGCGCCTATTGATGAACTGATTGCCAAACTGACTTCGGCTAAAGCCTTGACGGCGTGACATGGCAAATATTTATTACACCGATGGAGGGTACACATGGCCTACATGGTCTACGTCATTTGAGTCGGGTTTTACTACAAACAGAACTGGGACTGCGCTCAATGGCGTGACTAAAAGCAGTGGTTTTACTACGTCTGTCGCGGTTGGGGATATTGTAGTTATTTATTTTAATAATACAAACACGTTCCCATCGTCTGGTGGTTTACGGTACATGCTTCGCGTGACCGCTGTTACGTCAACAAAAATAAGTGTAAGTGGTCCAATTACAGGACTTTTTTCAACTTACATTTACGCATGGGTTACGTTACCAACAGTCGATATTAACGACACGAGTAATTACTATTCAACGTTAGCAACCTTAGTGCCATGTCCTTGTGGATCGTATTACGTTGGCGGCACTCCGTATCCGTTCGCTCTTAATCCCGCAACTGACACTTTAATTTTCCCATCTGTAGCGTTTGGTTCTGCAGACCTTGGTCTTTTTTATTATTTAGGCGTTTCAAATTACGCAGATAATAAAAAATGTCTTATACAAGTCACTAACAGCGGAACTTTTACAACGCCCATAACTAATGGAGGCGGTACTGGGACAACTCAAACGTACACTTATAACAACACACCGCCGTGGCAGTTTGGTTTGACAAACGGAACATACACAAACTCGGTGACTCTAGGTACCGTAAATGCAGTTGGTGGCACTTATACCGGGGCAATAACGGTCAATAATGGTGGAGTTGTTTTTGGCGGTTCATTTTCAAATACGGTCACGCTTAATTATTACAATGCAAATCTTACCACTAGCACAGTAACAAGCGTTATCGTGGCAAATGCGCCGCGAATTGCGGGTGGTACTTTTACTGGAACCGTTACGCGTAGCGTTTCATATGCTAACGGTTTCAATTACATTACGGGCGGCACCTATAGCCCGACGGCGACCTGTGCCATTAGCAACGGTCAGTTGGTCACGACCAACCTGCCGACAGACCCCGGATTCAAAATCGGCGGCGGCACATTTTCCCCTATAATTAACCTATCCGGATCACGTAACAGCGTCCTTGGCGCAGGATTCCCATAATGGAAAATATACCAGAAGCAGTTTCGTTCCTTCCAAAAGAATTACTAGAGCAAGTAGAAATTGCGCTGGGAAAACTACCGCAAGAAGAGATACCTACGTTTCATTACTTCACAGATGGAATGTACTGCCGCATTGTTTTGATGTGCCAAAACCTGGCTTTTGTTGGCAGGGTGCATACCAAAAGTCATTTCTTTATTGTAGCAAAAGGTGCAATAAGAGTCACCACGGATAACGGAGTGGAAGACATCTATGCACCTTCAGTACTTGTCAGTTCAGCGGGAACAAAACGAGCTGGCATTGTTCTGTCGGATTGTGTTTGTATTACTGTTCACAGGACAAACGCAACCACTGTAGAAGAAGCTGAAGCAGACATTACAGAGACTTCGCCACACAGCAAGTATGGCGTGGGAAACACTTTACTTAAAGAATTGGAGAACAAAGAATGACTGTTGCTACGATCGGTACAGTTGTAGGTGCCATCGGCGGAACGATGAGCATTGTAAACCAGTTGTCTGGCGGCAGTTCTATGCAGTCAGCTGGTCAAAACGCTATTGCTGCGTCAGATCCTTTTGGTGCTTACCGAGGGACGTACGCAAACAAACTAAACGCTTTCATGGCAAATCCTGCTACTGCTATGAACGACCCTGCATTACAAGCTCAAATGAACTTGGGTATGCAAGGTGTAAATCGAAGCATGGCTGCCCAAGGCTTCTTGGGATCAGGAAACCAAGCAACCGCGCTGTACAACTACGGCATGGGTCAAGCACAATCGTGGGAACAACAGCAGCAACAATTCCTGGCTATGCTGGCTGGAGCCGGGGTTGTGCCTAATGC